ATAAGACTAATAGTTTTGACCCACTGAAAGCACAATTTCGCCGGGCTGAGATTTACAAAAGAGCTTTGGAGATGGTTGTGAGAGACCTGAACCATTGGGTCGAAGATGAATACGGTGTAGATATGTTTCAGTATGACAAAGAAGATATTGACAATTATATTAGCATTGCAAAAACTGAGGTAGATAATGGCAAATAATAATGACAGACATCTATTAGATCTTATGACTAAACAAGCTAAGATTATGGAATACGCTCTTGAGGAGTGTGTTAAGCAGTTTGACTATAGTAATAATAAAGAGTGGCGAGAAGATTTTAAACAAGCAATGATAGGACATGCAAAGCAAAGGGTAAAAAATGAATCCGGCGTATGAAGCCTTAATAAATAATGGCTGGACTAAATATAGTGGATATCCATATTCAGAATACTGGCCTTCATTTGAAAAGGCTGCGTCAAGTCAACAATATCATATATTACTACCAAGAGCAATAGATAATAAACCAGTGTGGATTTATGACTTCTATGACTACAGCAATGTGAGTATGCCAACCGATGACTACAACACGCTGAACTTCAACTCTATCGAAGAAGTTTTGAAATTTCTGGATCTAGGTATTAATGAGGAACTGACAAATGCTTAAAGTTGAAATTACAGATAAGATGAAGAAAGTCGCCAAAGAGAAAGCTGAAGAGATGGGCGAATTAAAAAACTCTATCCTTAAAGGTCAGGGCAATGTCACGGGCTTTCTTGGAGAAGAGATTATAAAGTCCTTCTTATCTGCCAGATCCTCAAATACAAAAGATTATGATATCTCATATAAGAAAAAGAAATATGATATCAAGACTAAGTTAACTTCAAAAGAGCCTCTACCGGAATACGATTGTTCTATTGCAGCTTACAATACAGTTCAAAAATGCGATGGATATATTTTTGTACGCATTCAGAAAGATAAAGAAGATAATCTTGTTTGCGGTTGGATTTTGGGCTGGATGGATAAGGAGGGGTATTTTCAAAATGCTGAATACTGGCCAAAGGGCAAAATTGATCCATCTAATGGATATAAAGTAAAAGCGAATTGCTATAATCTAAAAATCAAAGACCTTAAAAATATCAGAGAGTTAAAAAATGAATAAAAGTAACTATTGTGGAATATACGCATTAATAGATCCTAGCGATAAATCTATTGGTTATATTGGCAAATCAAAAAATATACAAGAAAGATATTCTCAACATTTAAAATCTAAGGGAAGCGATAAAAAATCAGAATGGGTTTCTTCTATAATAGAATCTGGGAATACTCCTGAATTAGAAATTATTGAAGAGTGCGATGAAGAATATCTTGACGAAAGAGAAAAATATTGGATTGAATTTCATTCTGAGAACAATGATATCCAAAATGAAGTGTATAATAAAAAAAGCAGCTCAAAATTACCAAGAAGGAAATTGGGCGCGCATATGTCTGGCGAAATTGGTTCAATTCTAGATGCATTACAATTTATAGATTCGTGCAATGTTGGCGAACTTGTTGAAAAAATGGTATGGGTCTATATAAAAAATAAGCATACTAATAAAATAGAATTATTACATCTTATGCTTGAAAAAAGAGACGTAGATTTTAAAAAAGAATTCGAAAAGTCGTTGACAAATCCAACGTGATCGGGTATAATAATAATACAGACATGGCAATGAGGGCAGTTCGTCTAGGTCGTCCTAGAACCATGAATATGGAATAATCGTTAGCTGAGCGACCTGATTCATGTCTGCAAAACGCAGGTGTCGTATAATGGCTATTATGTCAGTCTTCCAAACTGAAGAACTGAGTTCAATTCTCAGTACCTGTACTCAAAAGGAAATGCAATGTTTGACAACGTGGAAAAGATGTCACCCGAAGAAATGATTTCAGAACTTCGTAGGTGGCACTTCTGTTATAGAGATGCCCCAGATAACTTTGACGCTCGCTTAATTAAGCGTAGCATACAAATAATTGAGGAATTACTTGACAAGATTGAAAGTGATGGTAAAATAGATGAAGGAACTACTTAAGCTCTTCCTCACTGCAAATATTTTAGTTTTTGGTTTGTTAGTTAGTTATAAATTTTATGGATACGTGTCGTATGTGGCGGAGCCACTATATAAAATAAGAACGAATGACGGTATCTATTACTCCAATAGATTTAAACACTTTGCAGATACCGTCACGTTCTTAGATCAAAGTACAGGCGAAACAATTCAGAAGAGTCAAAGTCAACTATCAGGAACCGTAATCGAAAGGATCAGATGATGAAACCAGTATGGGATGAAAAAGAACAGAAGCAAACAGGATTCAAAGATATCATTCTTAATTCCGGTAAATACACTGGAAAGATTAAGAAGGTAGAGTGGGTACAAAGTGAATACTCAGTCACAGAGTACAATCATGATGGCACATGCTTGAGCGTATGGATTGATATCGCTACTAAAGATGGAAAGACAAAAAGAGTATTTGATAAGATCAGTATCACCAGCCCCACAAAGTTGAATCAGCTAAGAGTGGCCGCTGGATTAAAGCCAGTTAGCAAGGGTGATAACTTTGATGAGTCGCCACTTAGCGGGAAAAACATTCAAGTTGAAGTGGATAAGTATACTGCAAAATCTACAGGCAAGATATCTAATATTGTAAAGAACTATCTTCAGGCTGAAGCCAAGAAGAAAGCATTTGAATATGAAGAAGCTAGTTCAAGCGAAGAAACAGATGAAAGAGTGCCATTCTAATGAGATTCCATGTGCTAGGTTTGCCGCATACAGTTAGCAATAAAGAGTATGTGGCATGTGCATACACGCAAAAAGTGGTCAAGTTTTGCAAGATGATGAAAAATCTTGGCCACTATATCATTCACTATGGACACGAAGATAGTGACGTGATTTGTGATGAACATGTCACAGTGACAACAAATAAAGATCTAGAAATTGCTTACGGTAGTTATGACTGGCGTAAGAATTTCTTTAAGTTCGATATGGGCGATCATGCCTATCAAACATTTTATAAGAATGCAATCAGGGAAGTTGGACTGAGAAAAGAAAAGAACGACTTCATTCTTCCCTTCTGGGGATCTGGTGTTCGTGCAGTTTGTGACGCTCACCCAGATATGATTGTAGTCGAACCGGGTATTGGCTATGCTGGTGGACACTGGGCAAGGTTTAAGATCTTTGAGTCGTATGCAATATATCATGCTTATTATGGACTTGGAGCTGTTGGATCATGCAAGCAAGATTGGTATGATGTAGTTATTCCAAATTACTTTGATCCAGATGATTTTGAATACAACAGTAAAAAGCAAGATTATTTCTTGTATCTTGGTAGAGTCTATGATGGTAAAGGTGTGAATATAGCAGTTCAGGCTTGCGAACGAGCTGGTGTAAAACTAATTGTTGCAGGTCAAAAGGAAGAAGGTTATAAGCTACCAAATCATGTTGAGCATGTGGGCTATGCAGATACTAATCTACGCAAGAAACTAATGTCAAATGCTAAGGCTAGTATCCTAGCTTCAATGTACGTTGAGCCATTTGGAGGGGTTCAGATAGAAAACTTATTCTGTGGTACTCCAACTATTACGACTGACTGGGGTTCATTCTCAGAAAATAATCTTCATGGTGTAACTGGGTTTAGATGCAGATCTATGAGTGACTTTGTTGAGGCCGTTGCAAATATCCGATCTATCGACCCAATGAATTGTAGAAAGTGGGCCGAGAATTTCTCACTAAATAAAGTTGCTAAAATGTATGAAAAGTATTTTCAAGATGTTTTAAATATATATACTGGCGAAGGATGGTATACTTCTTCTGATGCGTCAACCCTTGAAGCCTTGAGAAAATATTATCCAGAAATTGAGAACAAGCATATCTATGATTCAAGAATAGAACAGCTCAACGAGAAGAAGAAAGGCAATATGTTCTTTTTGGAAATTGGTGCTATGGATGGTGTTAATCATGACGAATTGAACAAACACATTTCTAAAAATGATTGGGAAGGTGTTTTAGTAGAACCAGTTCATGATATGTTTGAAAAACTCAAAGAGAACTATAAGGGTAAATCAAAATTAAAGTTTGAGAACTCAGCTATATCATATGAAGATGGCTCTGCTTTAATAACAAGAATACCACTAGAAAAAGTTGGTAAAGAATGTCCATATTGGGCAGATGGTGTTTCGACCTTACTTCCAGAAGAACATATAATTAGCGAGTGTGATATTCTAAGTGATAATATTGTATTAGAATCAGTCAAAACTATAAAAATAGATACCTTGCTAAATAAATATAATATTGAACACATTGATATACTTCAAATTGATACAGAAGGATTTGACAAATTCATATTTGATGAGTTATGGAATCGCAATTTTAGACCAAGTATCATTTATCTTGAAGTTGTTCATATGTCATTTAAAGATGTGCAAAATATCACGCATATGTTGAAAATGGACAACTATATCGTGTATGTGGAGGGCGATAATTTAATTGCTACACTATGAAAAAAATATTATTCTTCACAGAAGACGACTGGGCTTTTGGATCACTGCATCATGGACTTGAAAAGGAACTATATAAAAATGGAATATATGCCAATGTTCTTGATTGGAGAAACTTATACACATTGGATGAAATATTATATTTAGTAGATCACTATGATTATTTTGTGACAAGTCCCGGCGAATTAATGATCTTAATAAACTATGGCGTTCCGCTTGAAAAAGTTGTAACCATAGCTCATGCTGGATGGGATATTTTTAGAGCTAGTAGTTTAGATATTCCGGCTACAACAGAATACTACAGCAAGCTACATAATTATGCTGTGATTAATCCAGAACTCCAATACATTGCAAAATATAGTGGATGTGCAAAAGAAGTCAAAGTAGTTAAGAATGGAATACATTTTGATTACTTGCATGATAAACCATCATCGCAATTATCAAGAGTTGGATATGCAGCCAAGATGGAAAGCGTTAACTTCTTTCAACAAAAAATTAAAAGAGGTCATTTAGTTGAACAAGCTGCAATGTTAGCTGGATTAGAATTTAAACCGAGTGGTAAGTTTAAGTTCTTATGTATTCCGGGTTACTATAAAACGGTAGATTGTATAGTACAATCTTCAACAGAAGAGGCTTGTGGATTACCTATGCTTGAAGCTGCCGCTGCTGGTAGATTATGCATTGGAACTCCCAGAGGTTACTTCAAACAAAACGCTGATAATGGTGGTGGAATCAAAGTAAGATTAGACGATGAAGATTTTGTTACTGATGTTGTAGAAACATTTGAGTATTATAAAGCTAATCCTGAAAAATATAAACAGAAATGCCTTGACATTCAGGAGTACGCGAGGTATAATTATGACTGGAAGTACGTAATAGATGGCTGGATTGAACTCTTTAACTAAGGAGATAACGTGAATATTGCTGATATTAGTTTTGGCGTGAATGTAGAAGAAGTTCCCGTGGAAGTAGAATTGCCAGAGTCTTATCTTGTAAAATGGACTAAGGTTAAGGTGCAATTTCCAGATGCTAAATATTCATTTGAAGACTATAGAGGATTTCAAAATTCTGGAAGCATAGCATTCCACATGAGAAGATCGGAAGACCCTTCCGTCTATAAGTTAGACGTTAGCTTATATTTTGAATTCGGAAAAGGCGAGGACGATTTTACAATACTTTCAGATCAATATGTTGTTGAAACGATTGAAGAAGGTTTTGAACTATCAGAAAAAATAAACGAAGCTTTTAATGAAAAGGGTAGAGTAAAAACTAATGACTCCACAAGAACAGTATAAAATAGATTTAGCTAAGTGGGCAGAAGATATTGCAGTGTGGCAAAAGGCTCAAAGGGCTTGGGTCCAAAGTATAATCAGACTAAGCAAAGATCCTGCTCCAAATCCGGGGCCAGCTCCGAGGCCGCCCACTCCACCTCCAATCGACAGGTCAAAACTCAAAGACTTGCTGGGAAGTGGCACTACGCCAACCAAACCAGTAAAACCATCGCCATCTGGTATGCCTAGGCCGATCTAATGGATAAATGGAATCAATTAAAAAATACAATCGCCGCCATGAGTGAATACATTCATAACGGCTTTATGTTTCCTACCAATTTACTACATCAATTCATTAAATTGAGGAATGAAATAATGGAAGAGGATATTAAATCTCCTTATTGTAAAACCTGTGGCTCTTGTGGTAAAGATTGTTGCCCGCCCTCAACTTGTAAATATGGTGTAAATTATATCAACAATCTTCGGGAAGAACTCTCTTGCACACGCAAAGCTCTTGGTGCATATATTCAGATGATGGGATTTAATGTTACCGAAGAGATTATCAATCAAGAAATTGATTTCCACGGGAGAAGTTGACCGATGGATATCACTGATATATATGCAACTTCTAAAGCGATAGTAGATTTCAACGCCAATCATGAGGCGCTAATAAATAACGCTGCATTCAAGATGGCTTGGGAATTAGCAACTAAAAAATCATTGCAAAATATGCAATTAGTAAAGGCGTTATTGTTAATTAAATTTAAATATAACATATCTGATTTTGAATTTGAACTTTTTTTGGAGAATTTTGATGAATCAGACATATTCGGAGACAAATGATAAATATGAATTTGATCCAAGCTCAATCATAAAACTTATCTCAGAAAATCCAAAGATTGGGTTAGCTCTTATTCAACTTCCGATTAACATTGCTAATACTTTAATACACAGGTATAATGATTTTAAATGGTCGGACAATCCAACTAGGCCCGGATATTACTGGGTAAAAACTCATGATCAAGTTATATCTATCAAAGAATATTCTTCCAAGGATGTGGAAATGATAGTTAATAGCGGATTAAATGGAGCAGTAAAGAATCTATTCAAATTTTCAGGACCGTTAGAACCACCTTTATAATATAGGAATAAACAATATGATACGTTCCGATAGCTGGACACTTGTAACAAGTAACTCGTTCAATACTAAGTATAGAGATCTAGATATTTCTATCATTCAAAACAACAACAGCACCTACACCTTGCGTGCAATTTATAAGCTCGGTGATATCTTTTTGACCTACGAAAGAAAAGAGCTTGCTTTGACGCTGGACGGTGTTAAACTAGAAGCTGAGTCTCTTGTCGCATCTGCATACAGGGATGCTCCTGTGGTCACTCCAGTGACTCCACCGCTCAGGCCGACTGGCGTTCCGACTCCGCCGCCAAGACCGAGAAGAACAACATTGTAAAAAAACAGTTGACTTCTTGATTGGTGCAGTGTATATTACAGTAGTAAGGAATCGTGGCTGAGTGGTTTAAGGCGGCGGTTTGCTAAATCGTTGGAGCTTTATAAGTTCCCGCAGGTTCGAATCCTGTCGATTCCGTTGAGAAGTTGGCAGAGTGGCCTAATGCGTCCGTTTTGAAAACGGAAGGATGTAAAAAGTCCCGGAGGTTCAAATCCTTCACTTCTCGTATGGGGCGTTACCGTAGTTTAGCTTAACAGCTTCGGGGGCGCAATTCCCTCGCGCTCCACTAACCACTAAACACTAACTAAAGGACAACAAAGTGTCTGAAGATCTAGAACCAATTGACCCAAATTTCACATTTATGGAAAGCAATATGCGAGATTTAGAATTGAAGTTGAAAGTTCAGGACGAACAGATTAAATTTTTGTTGCATCAGCTATCTGGTTGCTTGATGCCTACCCAGTGGAATGCTATTCTTAAAAGACTTGAGGAGATTAAAGATGAATCAAACAGCTAAGATCACAGAATCGTTCGTATCACAAACAGTTGTTGGTGGTAAAGAAGATGGTCGATTTCTTACGGGAACAGTAACCGTAACGAATGCTGGAGTGGAAATTGGAAATTTTTCTACGGATTTGCTTGACAATCAGGGTTCTGTCAAGTATAATAAAGACGTGGACAACTTAACCGTGTTTCAAATGGAGTACGAAAATGCCAACGTGGACAGTTGATTTTAAAGATGTTCAAAGCACTATTGATGAGATCTTCAAAAGTAGGATAGAAGACAAACCTAAAGCTGAACAGTCGTCTCAATCTGATTTGACTGCCAAGTACAAAAAGCTATACGAAGCAAGTGTTGATCTTGAAACATTGAAAAATAGACGAGAAGCTTTAGCAAAAGCTATCGTTAAAATTGATCTAGAAATTGAAGAATTGAACAAACTATTTTCTAATTGAGGAGAGTTGCAAATGTTGATTGAGTTCCTGAGAAATTCAAAGCGTGAGCCTATTGGTTGTATTGTTGCTATTGATAAGAATTCTATTGGGATTAGCCTATTGAATCCAAAGGATGAATTTGACCGTAAACTTGCTAAGAAGATTGCAATTGGTCGAGCGGAACTTGGAATACTTCCATTTATCCCATCGCGAAAAGAAGCGTTAGTTGAGAATGCATTACGGAGAATGGCTATTAGGGCTGGGCGTTATTTCAAGGACGAATATGTAAATACTACATCTTAATCCAAGGAGAAATAGATGGAACTCAGAATTATCGGCGATGTTCATGGTAAATTTCAAGAGTATATCGCACTCACTAAAGGGTGCGATTATTCTATCCAAGTTGGAGATATGGGGTTTGACTACTCTGAGCTAAAAGCTATCAACGAAGATAACCATAAATTCATTGGTGGAAATCATGACAACTATGACAAGTATTATGCTTCGTCTCATGTTATAGAATCCACAGGCACAACAGGCAAAAGTAAAGATTTTGGCACTGCAACTCATGGTGGACTTGACTTCTTTTTCCTTCGGGGTGGATTCTCGATTGATTGGAAGCAAAGACAAAAGAGTTTTCTAATGGGTGGAGCTAAAACCTATTGGGACAACGAAGAACTTTCTATTGAAGAAATGGAAATGGCTTTGTGGCAATATCAAAAAATGAAGCCAGATGTTATGATTACTCACGAATGCCCCAGAAGTATTTCAAAACATGTGGGAGACAATAAAATTCTTGGAATGTTTGGATACAATCCAGACAGATTCACTACAAAGACAAGTGAATTACTAGAAATGATGTTCCAATATCATCAACCTAAACAGTGGTATTTTGGTCACTATCATAATGACTGGTACGATGAAATCAATGGAACTCAATTCAGATGCATTAATGAACTAAGCTATGTAAAACTAGAGGTGTAAGGTGCGATTTGCTAAATACCTAAAATTTGTGAAAAAGAATTGTCAGCGTGATAGAGATAAGTTTCTTTATTACGAATCTAAAAATTTAAATGTCTCTGAGCAGGAGAGAGAGGCTGTTTATATAGTTAGAAAATGTTTAGATGAGCAATTAACTCCTTATGGAATAATTGGATCATTTAGTCAGCTTAACTTTATAACACAGACTAATTTGAATAAGAGAGCGATTAAAAGACTAGGAAAAGCCGCATTACGCAAAGGTCAATTCTTATTTCTCAAAGATTTAATGCACTGGTACAACTCTGATTTGTGTGCAGGATTACGAGATATGAGAGAAATTACTTTTAGAGAACTTGATATTGAAAAGTATCGTTCTTTAAAATACAATAGACGTTCTATGGGATTAGAGTATGAAACAGATCCCTTTTAATGGAGAAAATAAAATGGTGAATGGAATTATGTTCGCAGTCAGTATGATTATTGCTCAGGTTGCTGCTCCCGGTGAAACACTTGGAGAACTTGAAAATATTTATACTGTTGAGTATGGAAACGTGCAGGGTAAGAAAATTTTAAATGGTGAGCTTGCTGGACAATATAGAATTTTAACACCGAATCAAACAGTCGAAAGTGCTGAGGGACAATTCTTAGCACTGGTAAATCAACACAGGGCGAATCATGGACTTGGGGCTATTGGTTGGAGTCAAGAAGCCGCTAAT